AAACCTGTTTCTAATGTTAGAGTTTCTCCATCAAAAAACGCTTCATTGTCTCCAGTTTCTGGAGAACTAAGATAATTTACATATAAAGTATATGGTTTGCCAGGAAATGCACTTACGTTTAAATGTGCCTTAATTTTTGCTCTAATACCAGAAATAGAACCAATTATTACCTTACCATTTAAATCATTAATGTAATTGGTTACACTAAGACCAGTAAATTCTTCGTTAATAAGAACAGAATTTAGAGAATTATTGTAACGAACACCACCACCCGTTACAGAATCTCCTTCTTTGAAGACATGATTGCCAAACTTTTCAATTTGATCTTGTAAAATCGATTGAAGAGTTGTTAATTCTCTAGCCTGAACAGGATATCCTGGTTTGAATAAAACCTTGTAATAGTTATTTTGAGGATCAAAATCGTCAAAATATGGAGCGGTATTGAGATTAGTTTCCTGGGGCATGATTCCTTAGAATTGCAAAATGACTTTGATATCTTCTTTTTGATTAGTTGACCTTGTAATTGAAGGTCTATTATCCACATAGATTATATTTCCAGAATATTTTTTAACTTCTGGATTAGCAACCCCCTGGGTAAAAGAGTTCCCAAGGTAATACGTCCTATTATTTATTGAGGTAGAGAGACCCGTAAAGTTAGTATCAATACCTAAAGTTACGCTTCCACCAACAATATTTACAGTGCCACTATTTGCATAATCTGGGGTTGCAGTGAATCTATGCAAGTTAAATCCATACTTTGGACTTACTTTTAATGAACCATCGGTGTTAAAACCAGCAAGACTCTTATCTTGCCAGAATTTTAATACCCCAGTATTCTGGTCATAAGAAATTACTCTACCAACAGAAGTAGAACCAAGTCCGACAGTTTGAACAATTTCTGAGTCAGGAGTAAACGTTGCAGTGCTATATCCAGCACCTACTAATTTCAATGCGTAAGATGCACTACCCTTATCCAAAGTCAACACCGCAGAAGAATTAAATGCCTCTGGATTTTCAATAAGTCCAACTCTAGCAATTTGATTTCCAGTGATAAAGTCTGGATTTTCAGAATCATTTTCAATTCTAGAATAAATCAGAACATTATGTGCCCCAAGTTCTCTATAAATGTCTGCTCCATGCCCTCCCTGAGGGGGAATAATTACATTAAACACTGGAGCAGTGGTTCCAGTAGGAACATTTCCTGCAACAAGATCAACTGTTCCAAAAGTATAATTTGATCCACCCTTAGAAACGGTCACAGACTCCACTTTCGAGTCATTATTGATAACGATAGTTGCCTCTGCACCAGAACCATCTCCTTTAATAGGAACTCCAGTATAAGTTCTATTTGCAGTGCCAATACCTGCACCTCTATTAGTAACCGTAACAATTTTTAATTGTCCACTTGATGCTGCATTATTTCTAACTGCTGCATCAGTTGTATTTGACTCCCAATCTCTTGGAACTGGCATAAAGTTTGTAGAGTCAAACTTTACAATGTCACTTGGTTTAATTGTATAAAGATATTTCCAAATATATCCGTCCCCACTGTCACCAGCAGTTCTTGGTTCTAGGTCAGTAAATGTTGGTTGATCTAAAGATGCTTTACCAGTTGTATTTTCTGGATCTGTTCCATTATTCAAGCAAATATAAACTTTAAAATCTTCATTTACAACATAATAATTTGCAGAATACAAACTTGTCGCACCAGATGGTTTTGATGTGTTTGTTCTGCTTATATCATGACGATACATGTCATAAGTAGTACCAGATTTCCAGGTAACTTTTCTAATTACCTGACTAATATCACTTCCTCCAATTTTCTTCACAGCAACCATAGTATCCCAATAATCATTTTCCTGCTCAAAGGAGTCCTTAGGAGCAGGAGGATTATTGTCCCAAGTTGAAGAATAATCGGTAGCGTTTGGCAAACCAACAAACGAATAATAAGAGTTTGTGGATGAGGTCGCTGCTGCTACAAAATTCTTCGCATTTAAGATCCTTAACTGATCAGTTATAATTGCAGACATTTTTGCGGGTTTTTTACTTATTTATTAGTTATAATTTGAATACTTGAGGGGGTCAAATCTCTCAACGATTGGAGATGTAGAAACACCAACCAATCCAGTATTATATGCTGTAAAGACATTTGCATCAGGTCTTACTGGAATTGCAATTCTGCCCCAACTATACTCACCAAAGAAGTTACTATGTCCTGTTCCAACAAGACCATTAAAGTTCTCAACACTAACTGTGACCTGGGCGACATATGTAATGCCGATACCTTGAACCGCAGTTTGTGCTATAGAAACAGTAGCAACTTCATAAATGTTATCAAGGAAAGTTGAACCAACACCAACAACACTATTATCTTGTTTTAAGGATGTCACTCCAAATCCAAGATTTGTCTTCGATGCAACAAAGTAATATCCAGTCTGAATTCCACTTACTGTGATTGCAGTTCCAACGATAGTAGAATCTCTGAATGGAGAATCACTTGGAATAACAAGGTCAAATACGATACCAGTAGAAGCAACACCAACAGAAGTTGTAGAAACACCCGAAATAATTCCAAAGTCGCCCGTATAGGTTACTGTCTTGATTTCTTCAACAGGAGTTCTTGGTTTTTCAATCAAGACCACTGGTGGATTTGTGGTTGTATATCCAGTTCCTGGCGAAGAAACAGTTATTGCAGAAACTGTACCAACTCCAGAAATAGTTACATCTGCCGATGCTCTTTGCGTTGTTCCCAATCCAACTGGATTTGCAATAGTTATGGAAGGAGTGAACGTATATCCAATTCCACTTCCAGTAATAGAAATAGAACTAATAGTTCCCAATCCAGATACAACTGCAGTTGCAGAAGCACCAACAATAGCATCTTGAGATGTTATTCTAATATGCTTGTTGTCGGTTGTATTCTCTTTTTCACTATCAAAGAACGTTCTTACATTTTCAACAAAGATGAATGTAGAACCAACACCAACAGACTGAATGATTCTTGTATTTGGATGAATCAGTGGTTCGTAGATAATTCTATCTTTCGCGACAAACTCACCATTTACAAATTTATCTTCAGTTTGTCTGCACCATTTAACTGGTCTAACAAAAGAATCATTTGTTGTAATTCCTGGACCAGAATACAAGTTAGTATCAACGGTATCAGTGGAATTGACATTATGAACGATTCTAGTATCCTGTTGGAAAGTAAAATCGTCGCTATCTAATGTAACTGTGTCGCCTATCTTAATAGACTCCAATACATCAACATCAAGAACGTCTACGGAAGAAGAACCTTGATAGAAGAGAATCTTTGAAGTATCTCCTGCTTTTGGTGCCTCTGTGAAACTGATAAAACTACCACCGTTGAAAGTATATCCCTTTCCAGGAACCTGGAGAATATCATTGACAAATACAAGTAGAGTTGCTTCAACATCAATCAAAGAACCAACAGCAGATCTAATTGTCTTTTGCTGCTCTTCAACTTTAATTGGGAATGATTTTCTTGAACCATTAAACAAATTGTCAATGTTATCAATGACCAACAGATTGCCAACAGACCATCCAGAGAAACTATCAGAATAAGTGTTTTGGACACTAATCTGGAATTCTTCAAATGATAATGTGGGATTAGTTGGGATTCCAGTAGGTCCACCAATTGATACAGTCAAGACTTCTCCCTGTCCGTATGCATAACCACTATTTTCAATAGAGAACTCAATGACACTAGAACCTTGTCCAACTACGATATTGGCAGTTGCTTGACTTCCTAAACCAGAAGTAGAGGAAGAACTATAGACAAGGGGAATATTGGAATAAGATAATGGGTCATCAAAGATAACGACTGGTGGATTTGTAGTCGTATATCCAGTTCCTGGATTAGTGATAGCGACACTTACGATGTGTCCACCACTAATAGCAGCAGTACCAATAAATTCAATATTAGGAACTCCAGTGCTAGACGTTGCAACTCCAACGTTTACAACCGTTTGAATTCCTGCTCTATATCCAGAACCACTATTTCCAATACTAATGGAAGTAATAGTTCCAAGACCAGATACCGTAGCAGTTCCTCCAGCAGCAACTAATGGTTGATATCCAAATCCTTCAGTAGATCCAACGGAAATAATAACTCCTCCAATAGGAACATTTGAACTACTGACATCAGACGTTATTGAAGAAATTGTTCCAGTGAAGTTTGCACTGGTAATACCAGAGGTTTCTGCAAGAGTGTAGTTCCCAGTCTTATGTTCTGATTGTGGTCCCTGGAATATTTGATTGACCAGAATAATTGCATTATCTGTGGAAAATCCTGCTACGTTTGAACCACTTGACTTCAAGTTAAACGCTGTGGTAAATCCAGTAAATTGGGATGATACATCATCAAAGACATAGTTATTTGCATATGGTTCTGTGGTAGTATCTGGTATTCCAGACCTCATAAAGGTTCTTCCAGTAAACGTAGAGAAGGTTGAAATGCCAACATAATCTACTTCATCTGGTCTTCCAGTAGTAGTGCCGATCGGAGTTAATCCAAATGGTGCTGTTACAAAGTTGACTTTATTTTTAATAATATTGTAATCGCCTTGAACTTTGGTAATAAGTTCTCCATTTGGATGAGTAGCGATACCCGTTCCCATCCAAGATCTTCTAACTCTAAAGGCGTTAGTGCTTCCAACTCCAACTGCTTCAACTTTTACAATCTCATTGCCAATTTGAAGCAAATCTCCACCAAAGATTGATGTTATACCACTTGCACTCAAAGTATTTTCAGTTACTTTAAATTCTTCAGATAAAGTTGTTGTAACTGCAGTAGAGACAATCGGAGATTGAATAACATTATCAATAGAAAGCATTGCTCTAGAATTTTGTTTCTTAGATACAAAGGAATGCGAAGTTCCAACTCCAACAGAAGAAAGTGTTAAAGGAACTGCTATGGTCTTGAGAGCATCTTCTGCACTACCTGCAACTTGAATTGAAATATCATCTACTTTAATTGCAAAAACACTTTCTGGAAGTTTATCCGTAGACCCAACACCAGGGATAGTTGCAGTAACAATTCCAATTGCTTGAGTGGTTCCTGTGCCAGCGTGACTATAAGTCAATTCTTCACCAGTTACAAAGAAGTGATTGGGAATTTTGATCAAGTTATTTGTAGTATCGACTACAGTAGATGCACTCCCTACAAAATATCTTTCAAAAATTGGAAGTTGTGTATGAGTTAATTCAAACGCTCTCTTAATGTCGCTATCAGTTCCAGTATAATTTCCACTTCCAGTTAAGATTGATGCATTAGTAAGATCAATACTGGTATTAGTATTATCAGCATCTACCAAACGAAGTGCGTTTTGGAAGACACGAACTTCAACATTTGCAGATGCAATTGGAGTGAATGTAAGTTCAGTATTTCCACCAGAAAGTTGAGCATCAAAAGAACCAATACTAGAACTGGTTTCTAAATTACCAAACTCCGAAATATATGCATCACTAGAATCACTAACTAGATTGATTTCAGAAATTTGATATTGTGAATTGGTTTTATCCTCAACAGTTACGATATAGTGAGCGCAATCAAAGTCATCTGATGGATACTGAGCAACTGCAGTTGCTACTGGAGAGGATGTAGACGCAATAGAAGTTATTGTGGAGTCTAATCGTGCAGTATTCATCGTATAAGTTCCAACACCCACCGAAGACGTATCTGCAATAGAAACTCTGATTGTGTTTACTGTGAAAGTAGATGCAAGTGCTACGTTTGGAGTAATATTAATGTTGACACTTGAACCAGACAAAGATGCACTATAAGTTCCAATTCCTGGAGAAGCAGCACCCGCTTCCGATACTATCTGACCATATTCAATGAGATCTACTTCACTTCCGTTATGAATAACCGTTAGTTCATCAAACTCAAAATATGAGTTGTCAGTCGCAGAATATTGAACTAATACTTTAGATGCTCTATATGTTGAAGCAATACCAACAACTGTAGTTGAAGTAGTAGAACCAAGACCAAGTGATGTTGTAGCACTAGCAACGTTAACAGTATCACCAAAGGCAGTGCTACCAATTCCTGCGGTAGAATCGTTAATATTATATGAAAGTAAACTTACATTGTAATCATTAAACTGATACTTGGTTGGATAGAATAATAATTGACCTTCAGACCCTAGAACATTAAATTCAAAACTTCCAAGGTTATCAGTAACAGTTGGAACGTCACCATATTCATTGATATATCCAATTCCATTGTTGTCGCGAACGATTGTAACAATACTAAGTTGTTTTTCATCCGTAAATCTTACATCATCAATTAATGCAAAATACTTCTTACCTCTTGCATCGTCAATATCAAACAGATCAACACTATTAAATCTCTCTGGTCTTGGTTTATCATTAAATTGTGGACTTAAATCGTCAATCATCAAAACACGATTTCCAACAGACTCAATGTAGTCTTGAAGTGTGCTACTCTTAAATACAATTTCATTTGATGCAATTGTATTATCAACCTCTAAGGTTAATTCTGTTGCCAAGTCAAAATCGTTTACACAATGCAAATCAATTTCTGATATAAAATCAGCAATTCCAATAACTGCACTTTCGTCTTGACTTGTGCTAATTCCAACGTCATTAGAATCCTTAGATTCAACAACTAAGTCTGAGAATTTCTTAAATCCTGCGGTATGATTAAGAGAACTTACTGCATTATCCCACTTATTCAACTCAACTTTAGATTTTATGGAATATGAGAAATACTGATAGTAATCATTGTCATGCAATCTTTGAATGTTATTGTTCAGGAATCCTGTCTCAGTCAACCAACCCTTTTCAACTACCGAAGATTCTTCAATTTTAAAGAAATTATTAAAGACATTTGTTTCAATAACTCTTGCTACAGTTTTTGAAGAAGAACCTGTAATGTGCTCACCGACTTTAAATGGTTTTGTTGAAGTAACTTTAAGGAATCCTGTCTTAGGATTCCAAGAATTAACAACTCCAGATGAAGATGGGGAAACTACAGTTTCTCCTTTGTTAAAATCGGTTGTCCTTAACGAAACATCAAATATTGGGAAGTGTTTTGATGGAATTATTTTGCCAACGGAGTTTAGTGCATCATATGTGCCTGGAATTTCTCCACTAGCAAGATATTCTGTAAGATTATATGTAACCGAACCATTTCCACCACCAATATTTGGATCAGTTTGAGTAAGCTCAAAAAGACTGTAATTATATCTGGATGAATTATATCCTTTTGCAGTAGTACCTATTCCAACACTAACATCTTCAATTAAGATAGTGTCTCCAACAGTAAATGGGAAGTCCGATAAACTACTATAACTCGAACCTAAAGAAACAGTAACATCTTTGGTTGCCGAGTTAAATGCAACGTTTGTAATTGAAACTCCATTTGTATTATTAATTGGAATAATAGTTGGAGTAACGTCGTTGAGTGAAAATGTGTTTCTAGAAATAGTAACAGTGTCATCTCCGAGTTCATAGTTTAAATCAACATCCGAAATAACTTTTTTTGTTACATTATCAATGACAACTAAATTTGGAGCAAAAGCATAATTCTGTCCGACAGAAGATATTCCAATAGAATCAAATGAATTTAATGTGTTTAATTTAATAACTTGTGGTAGTTGTGCTTGTGGTCTTAAAGTATTATCTGCAGAATACTCAAAACCAATATCTTGAATATCTACTTTATTAATTTTACCGATATTATATCCTTGTGGCGTAAGAATTGCGTCTTTTCCAGTTACAGTTTTAATATTTGAAATTTTGGGCAATACATTATAGTTTCTTCCTTGAGAAAGCATCGTAACATTAGATATCTCACCATATGCTGAAGTTGAATTTGTAGTATATGTCAGTTCACCATCTGCTGGAACATATTCATTTTCACCAGGAGCATCAAAAATACTAAATGAGAATGTAGTAGTTCCAATACCAGTTACAAAACTGCCACCAGTTAAAACATTGTCTATTACAACTAATTCATTGTAATTTTTAATATTCTCCGAGTCAGAAAAAATCTCTTTCTTGACATTTGTATTCAAATCCAAATTAATTGGAACTGCTCCATAATATAAAACATTCGGAAGATTATCAGTAACTTTAAGAGATAATTTTGCAAGAGTGCTCAGTCCTACAGGACCAGTTTTAGTAACTTCAAACTCATCTGTAGCAGTTGAAGAATAGAATTGATTCTTAAGTTCTCTATCAGAAAATATTCCAAAATCAAATGCAGAATAAGATATTGAATTGTTTATGAATGAAAGTGAAGAATCTGAAAGATCAAATTCTACAGTCTTATTTTTCTCTATAGTTAGTGGAGGATTTACCTTTGAAATTGTTCCAGAAGATGTTCCAGTAATATCAACTACGATTGGGAATGCTCTTTCAACATTAGTTGTAGTTTCGCAAAGTTTAATCTTATTGCTGTCTACTACAAATACATAATAAATCTTGTTATCCAAAAGACCCCCTGCTGGAGTTGTAGCAGTATGAATTACCTTTTGTCCTCTGGTAAGATTATGATTTGGAATAGTTAAAGTATTGTTTGTAGTATCTACATCAGAGGCAGTAAAACTTCTAGGATCAATAACAAGTCTTCTATGAAAATCATTGTATGCTACAGAAATTGTAGTTGTAATTCCTGGACGGACACTCAAGAATACTTCATCATTAAACTGAAGACCATGAGTTGATCCTACAGTTACAGTTACAGAATTTTTATCAACGTTAGCAGTTAAGATATTTTCTGGATTTGTTTTTAAACTATGCTTTTCTCCAGTTCCAATACCAGTGAAGAACAAGGTATTAACATAAACTGAACTGTTAAGACCGACGAAAGAACCCGTTGAACCGATACCAATTTTAGCAGTTGCAATTCCAATCAGATCATTAGATATTCTACCTGCATATACTGTCTGTCCATTTGTAAGACTAAAGGTATTAATACCATCAGTAGATACCCCAAGAGCAGTTCCTTGGTTACTCAAATAAGTCAGAGTATCTCCAGTTTTTAATCTATGATCTGGGAGATATAGTGCTTTGGTTGGGATATTGATATTTGAGATACCTGCTCCAGGATTAGCGAAGATTAAAGTTGATCCAATACCAACACCAGCAATAGTTCCTAATCCAACAGTTTCTCTTGGATCAAAATACAACTCTCTGCTATAATCATATTTTGGAGATCGTTTTATATTAGTGAAGTTGATACCAAACTTTCTTGTCCTTTCCGTTATAATTGTAGATCCAGTGTGTGCAGAACTAACTGTTCCATTATGAGATCTTTCAACACGAATTCTAGATGATAACTCATCTACATTCAGAACTTTAATTGTTTCAGTTCCAATTCCTAAGATATCATTCTCTCTAATTCTTGGAAATGTAAGGTCACCAGTTACATTAAAATATGTCACGATGCCAGTGGTAGAGGCATTCTGAACGTCTAAAGCAAGAATCAACTTCTCAGTTGAAACTCCAACTAAGAAAAATCTACCATCAATATTTACATCTGTAGAGACGCCAGATAAGGAAACTCTATCGTAGTTAACTAAGTTATGAGGAGAAGTTGCAAATCCAATAAATTGTGATGTTCCCTCCAAGGGAAAGAACTCTACATTCGATACAGTGGTTTTTGAAACACCAATGTTATTAACTCTTTTTCCACCCACTCTAGAAATTTCGGCACTTGCACCAAATCCACTAGTTTCGCTGTCATCAAATACAACTTCATCACCTACACGATAAAGTGAACCTGCACTTGTAACACCAACAAACTGAACACCACCCTTTGTTGTAGACTTAATGATCGTATTTTGTTTTTGAATCTTATTGGAGTCTATGACGAAATCATATTCAGTATTATCCTGAAGTGCTCCATATGGAGTAGTATTTCTTGACAAACTAGTTGCATTCAAATCAAATGTATCTTGATTTGAATTATTATCAAAGTTATACTTAATAGGAGATGACTTATACTTATTGCCAATAAAGTATGGAAACTCTGGTTTTCTATAATTTTGGAATGGACCAGAGGAATCTACTGCATTCGTATTGATTGTAGTAAAGTATGCGTAAATGCCATTTGGAAATTCTGGAGTTTTGCAGAATCTGCCATTGTATTCATCAAGATCTCCAGAACCATCATAAACATAATCGTTAACAAAGAATCCATCAGGATAAATTTTATTTCCATTAGCATCTAGTGGATTTGGTCTATCAGAACTTGGTGATAAAACATATCCAGACTTTAATAATTTTGGAAGTCCGCCAGTAATACTGCTATATCCATATGGTCCATAAATTGGGTTTCCATCATATGCGTATCCAATGATTGGAGAGTGGGTATCAGATACTACTTCTCTTCCACTCTGAAGTTTAAGGTCAGTGACAAATGTTTCTTCACCGTTTACAATTTTGGTTCCTAAAATAGACCTTCTCAGTTTTCTTGGAGAATATACGTGAGTATACTGCAGTCCATATGAGGAGTTGCTTCCATTGAATATAACTCCGTCGTCATCTGATATTTGATTATTATCATAAAGTCTTTCAAAAATGTTTACAGTCCAGGTCTTTGGATTAAATTTAAATAATCCTCCATCTCCTGCCTCGTCTACCGTAACAGTAGTATCTTTCTCCAAATAATTAAATCCACTGTTATTTACTTTTACTTCTGTTATGACTCCATTAGATATTACTGGAACAAGAACTGCACCATTTCCAGAACCACTCACTTTTAATGTTGGAGGAGAATTATATCCAGTGCCAGAATTGAGGATTAAAACCTGTGTGATTTTTCCATCAGCAACGATTGGTTTAAGTTGAGCACCAGAACCACTAGTTAAAGTGTGTGATGGTTGTTTGTTATAATTTAAAATTTCTGAAGAACCGTATCCAACTCCACCGTCTTCGACAAATATGGATTCAATTTCTCCTCTAAAAATAGGTTGAAGTTGCGCGTTGAAATTTTGTCCAGTAAGAGTAGATACTCCAATTTCACCTTTTATTTCTACGGCAATTGGTAGATAATTAAAAGTTTGTGTTCCAGAACCAGCAGAAGTTAAGTTTACATGTTCTGCGTTTGTATAATAAAAATCGGGGGATGTTGAACCTACTCCAACTTGCGAAAGTTTAATATTATCTGCATCAATTTTAGTTACATAATAAGATCCCTCAGAAAGACCACCAATTGCAGTAGTTCCCGAAGTATACTTAATTATTTCACCACTCTCATATCCATGAGATTTTAATGTGATTGTATTTAATGACGTGCTAATACCTGTAGAGGTTGCTGTAGTTTTTCTATTTTTATATCCACTACCAGAATTTACTACAGAAATAGAGGAAAGTACATTTTTTGAATTTGCACACCTAAAACTATGATTTCCTGCACCAAATCCAGTAAGGTCAATTGCATTTGATGCAGAAATAGCATCATCATATGTTTTATGAAGTTTAACTTTATATCCATCTTGAACGGATGCAAAATATTGAGAATCCGTAGACAGACCACCTACTGCAGTTTGTCCATCAGTTTTGTAAATAACCAGTTCTCCATCTCTGAACTTATGAAATTCAGAGAACGAAATCGTGTTGTTGGTTAAGTCAACTAATCCAGCATCTTGAATTGAATTAAAACTTACAGAGTGGGAAATTGATTTAAGGATTGGTTGTGCAACTGCACCTTTTCCACTACCACCAGTAATTCTAATTGTTGGAATTGTTACATAATCAAATCCAGAATCTAAAACATCGATTCTATCTAAAGAACCTTTAATGCCACAGAAAGCAGAGAAACCTGCTCCAACTGAATCATTTGTTTGCAAAATTGGAGGATTGATAACATCATAATCCTCTCCCTTAGATACAACTTCAACGTTTTGAATAGAACCATAGAAAATGGAATCATTAGACTTATAATTTAAAATTTCAACACCATTCACCAAAATTCCTGTGGGTCCAGGATCTGTAGTGTGAATTTTGCTATCAGTTACTGGATCTACAAGTTTTCTAATAATTTTTTGACTATCTAACTCTTGATTAACAAAATCGGTGTATCTTAAAACACTATTAGTTACAGTTCCTTTGAGTGTTATAAACACACCATTACTAATATTCGATCTACTATTAGATAATCTAATAGTATCACTATCGATTCTTTTAACAAAATATGGTGCTTCGTCAATATTGAGAGTATTGGTTGAACTTTCAGGAATATAAGTTACTGCGTCTCCAGTCTCAAATCCATGACTTGGAGAAATAATGTCCAAACCATTAAATGTTCCAGAAAACTTTATAGACCTGTCAGTCGTATCAAGTGGTTCATTCAGATAACTTGGAATCGAAGAAGATGCAATATGAATCGACTCTCGATCAGCATAAACATTTTGAACATTTGTAGAGTAAATGCTAGAACTTGGATATGCTGTAGAGTCTGATCTAGATATTTTTCTCTGTATACTCTCAAGACCTACTAACTGAAGTTGTCCTTGTCCGCCAATTATAAAACTATTTCTGTTTAAAATAGAAACAATATCAGTTTCTATGGTGACTCCAGTATTAAAAATTAACTCTGCAAAGTTTCCAATAGAAAAACCATGCTCATCAATAGTGGTTATTTTATAAGTAAAGTTTATACTGTCTACAATTTCTATTGATTTTACCTTATATTTTGTAGCGACGTTAAAAAACCAACTATTTCCAAATGTAGAATCTAAGGAAATACCTAAGTTTTTATTCGCAACAACATCTCCTGGTTCATAATAACGAGAATATTCGTATAAGTTTAAATCAGAAATAACACCAGTGACTCTAACTTTAATTTTAGAGTCAAGATTATTTGGATCTGTTAATGCATATGCAAACGCATCTACTCTTAAATTCTGTGCAGATTCAATACTTCTGCTTATTCCACTACACTCATAAAACTGAGTCAATGATTTTGACTTATATGTAATCTCTATAGATGAACCATCAGAATAACTTGCAATTAAAGTTCCTGAATTTGGAAATCCTACTGTTGAGTCTACATCAATTACAGTATCGCCTACAGAAACAGGTGTAATTGCTTTTGTGTTTGCATGAATTGAAAAAGTACCAAAAATTGATCCACTTACATCAATATCCTTATCATAATCAAAATCTAAACTTAAAATATAATATACTTTACCATCTCTTACAATCTTTTCAACTTTGTTAATAGACCCACTTCCACCAGGATATACATCGGTCTCATCTTGGAAAAGGGTTCTATTTTCTAAATCGTCTGGATCTCCTTCTAATACTTCTACAACTAAATCCTTGGATACTCGGAATTCGGCACTTGAAGGAATAAACAGATAGTCTCTTGGTTTGATGACCTCTACATCTTCACCATAGAGAGCACGAAACAGTATTTCAAAGGATTGATCCGTTCCTTTAGAAGTATAAAAATCTTTAGATTGCTTTAGAAAAATTCTTTCGTCTAAACCAGAATACAACTTGCGGTCTTCAAAACCAGGTGTAATTTGATTTTTGACTTTTCTTAAGAATTCCTTTAAGAAAAGAATACTTAAATTGGTTACAGTGCTCCCAGATTTATGCTCAGCAATATCAGTATCTTCAAATACCAATTCATCTGGAGTGTTTGAACCTTGGTACGAAGTAACTCCACTAAATCCTCGAATACAACCAGTAAATGTAGTAGACGTGATTCCAGTGTATGTAATGATTTCAGAACCAATCTTAATCAATCCATAGGATTTTGGAAATCCATAGGTTGATTTAACAGTAATTGTATCATCAATAAATTCTACATCAGCGGTCAATTCTGTAGAATCAACCAGATTTGCTAAATTATCAACCTTTACATATTGATCAATATTTTGTAAAATATCTAAAGTAGAACCTTGACCTTCTAATGAAAGATAGTATTGCGATAAAAACTCTCCAACAAGAGGAAATTCCTCTCGCACAAACTCTGGAAGTTGGTTTGCAACAACACTGCTAATCTTGATTCTGCTTTCTAACATTTTTTATGAACGTACTAAGTTTCCGTTTGTGTAGCTTGAGGTCGTTATATACGTAGTTCCTGATGGATCCGCACCAGAAGCAACTTCATCGCTTAACATATTTAACACACTATTGCTAGTGTTTAATTGGAGATATAAGTCTTGCAATCCAATCACATCATTAGATCTTGGGCAAGCAGAGATTTCGATAATTGGTTGTCTCTGAACCGTTTTAGAGGTCGAAACAATATTAATATTATCTAATAATATTTCACCCTTTTGATAATTAATCGTTCCTACAGACCTTCTTACGATTCCTGGTTGAGTTGGAGAATTAAGTTTAAATAAGAAAATTTCTCCAGTCACTTGATCTTGATTTGGAACATCGCCAAGATATACAACATCATCAACTCCAAATACTCTAAATCCAGAACTTTTAATATTATATCCGTCAAGTCTCTTTATATAGAACTCATTTCCAAAGCAGATTTCATAATTTGCTAATTGATTTAATTTTGCCTTCATGTCTCTTCTAATCTGCACTTTTGTGATATTAGAAGTAATAGATTCATGACTATTGTCAATAATATTTTGGAATCTACTATACTTGAATCTTGCACCATACTTATTCAACTCAGTAGAATTGGAGTAATTGTCAACATTAGTAGAAACAATAGATTTAACAAAGTCTGCTCCTGGTGCTAAATTTTCATTATAATAAACAGTTGAATCGGTCTCAACATACAGATACTTGAGATCTAATATTTCTGGAACAATACCAGCAACACTATATCTTCTTAAGATGTTTTTTAAATTGTCTTTGATTGAATTTGGCACAAATGGTCCAAAGAATGGTTTGATAGTAATAAAAACTTTTCCAAATTGTGGAGGAGATAACGTTTCTCCACCAAATACAGAAACAGATTGTGTCTCTGGATAAATCTTTGGAATCAATGCTTCATAGTCTGCAGCAGTGACTGCTCTATTTTGAGATGCGTAAATTTTAGTCGCATAGTTCTTAACAGAATCTACAGACTCAATTGCCTTTCCACTTTCTGATGCAGTAATTGTAGTAATTAACGAAATACCATCTGCAACAGAAACATTGTTATTGTCTACAAGTATTCCACTGAAACTAAAGTTTGATAATCCGTTTGCTTCTTCACCAGATGTTCTAATATATGAAACTTCGATGAAACTTAACTCTTCTAATTTTTCACCAAAAATACCATCACCAAAAATTAATTCATATCTTTGATCTTCTATTTCTTGGATGAAATAAATTCTTGAGTCTCCAGTGACATCAAAGAGACTGTCTGATAATAAAAAGTTTCTACTGGTCGTACTTGACTCAGTGTCTCTAACTAAAACTCTTAATGTAGAAGTATCAATATGTGAGTTACTTAAAATATATTTTTGTGGGGGTGCAGGATTTTCTGCTTCTACTGTAAAATTATCAACTAAAAATTCTCCCTCAAAAATATTAATACTGTCGAAAGTTGCCACTCCATCTACGACAGGAACCGTAATGTCTTCTGGTATGGCAAATGTATAACTATCCCCTCCAAACGCGCTTGTAGAGGCAACTACGCCCTTCTTAAGGGTGATTGCAGTTGGGTTGGTGGTGAAGTCTGTAGTATCAACAGTAAACGTAATTGCAGATCTTGCTGCTGTTCTTGACCTAGGAACGTATCCAATATTACGTGC